GGTAGAACTTAAGATCTACATCTGGTTGAAGTTCTGAAACGTATTTTCTAAAAGTTCTTGAATCTCTTGCAAGAAATTGGTTATCAACAAACTCTCTTATAGTTTTACTGTCTCCATTACCGTCAACTGCAATGACCATATGTTTTAACCTGGTGGACAACTCTGGTGATGAATCTCTATTAATTTTTTGTAAACCTTTTATCTCCTGATCAATTTTTTGTTCATCACCATGGGTTAAAAGTTTAAATGTAACTACATTCCCCGAGGTAGGTAAAGTAAAATTAAATTCATTCTTAGTTGAATTCTGCACATCAGGGTGAAGTTCCTTGTTTTCAACCTTACCTAGGTCTACTTTTTCAACCGAACCTAAAAAATTAAATTCATAATCAGCTCCGTAACCTAATATACGTGCTGCTAAAAGTAGTGCATTTTTATCTCCTAAAAGTAGTTGACTGTAATCAATAGACTTATCTACTATCAATGCTTGTATTAACTTATCTACTACTACTCCTTTTTGGATATAGTTTTGATTTGTAAGAATATCCTCCTCTTTTGCTGTCATATACTTCATCTCTATAGTTCCGGATCTAAGAGGTGAATCTTCAGCATACAGTAAACCTTTTGAGGGTAATTCTACAATTTCAGTAGGAAATTTGTTTTCTGTACTCATAAATTTTATTAGTTATAACTAGTTTATATATAAATATAAGAACTTTTATTTTATTAGACAACAAAACCTGACTTAAAAAGCCAGGCCTTGTCGGGTGGTTATTGGGAGGTATTAATAATTTAACACACAGTAATCCATTGCTACAGTGATTGATAACTCTGCTACGTCTGAAGTAGCCCAATCAAAATCACCTTGAGACATTGATGTGATAAACGCTCCTTTAATTACCCATTCGGAAACTATATCTCCTACAGGTCCTAGGATGTTTAACGTCAAATCTTTTTTGTAAAAATCTGAATATCCTGCTCTACCGGTTACTGATTCGTAAGAAAGACGTGCCCAATCCATTACTGCTTGAGCTCCAGAAGGTGTAATTGGATCATATAAAGTCATGTCCATATTACCCCATTCTCTCTTCCCTCGAATTTTTCTATATGTATTCATGTGGTCTAGCTTAACCTCTTCGTCTTCGAAGTTAGGAGCCGATACATTTTTTATCATGAATGATGGAATACCATCTACGTACATAATAAATCTATTCTGTACCTTAGGCTCAAAGGCTCTAAACATTATTTCGTTTGGATCTAGTACTGCCATTTTATTTCTTTATTATAAATATTATTACTTTAAATTATCCTACAAATGTTGCGCCAGTAGGTTCAATTGTAAAGTCAAGTACTACAAATTCAACTGTTTTAGCAGGTTGAATGTAAATTTGTCCAATCAATTGATTTCTGTCTATTACATCAGCAGTATTGTTTGTATCGTCCATTACTACTCTGTATGCATATAATCCTTGTCTTTGAACTACTGATTCTAAGAATGGATTAACAGCTGCTAAGAATGAATTTCTAGTTGCTGTAGTGTTTTGTTCGAAAACTAAACTTCTTGAAACATCTCCAACAAACTTCTTAAGATCGATTAATAATCTTCTTACGTTTACTCTATCTAAAGCTGATTTCTTTTTCTGTAATGTCTTTTGACCAAATACTGAAATACCTGCTCCAGGGAATGTTGCAATTGGGTTAACGTTAGCATTATAAAGAGTATCTCTTTGTGCTCTTGTAAGCTTTCTCTCTGCTTGAATAACGTCACCTATTCCACCTCTAGTTAAACCAGCAGGTGCAAACCATGGTGCTGCTGCTCCATCTGTAAATGCATATACTCCAGGTATAACAACTGATGCTGGGATCCATACATTCTTGCCTGTTGCTGACGCTGTTTGTAACCAAGGCCAGTAAGTTGCTGTGTACGAACTATTAATTGTAGCTGCAGCTGATGTTACATTACCTACAGAAGCTCCGTACTGCTCTAAGTCAATTACTGCAATAGCATCTCCTCTTGATTCTGCTAGAGAAACAATTGAATCTAATTGAGTTTTGTGAGAACCGAAGTCGTAAATTAATCCAGGAGCTGAAACGATATTGAAAACATATTCATCCTTATTTTCTAAGACTGAAATTGCATCTGCATAATTTGCTGCTACTAAACCTTGAGTGTTGGTGTCTGTAATGTCTCCAAAATGGTTGTTAGGAGCATCATCTTTATATAAGTTTCCTGTTGCTCCAGTAAATGTACCACTTTGTGCTGTTGGTAAAGAACCGGTGTAATTAGCATCTGAAATTGTGATGCCGTCATTTGCTAAATAATTCAACGTAGGTCTTGCAACTGATGCTATTCTAATGTATCTAGATTGGTTAACATATTCTCCAATTGAATTGAAGTATGTTACATCCCCATCTGTTGCTTTAGACTTATATTGATTACCAATAACTCTCTCAATATAGTTTGAAGAGTTAGGGTCTAGAGAAAGATCGTTAAATGTTTCAACTATAATTTTGTTTTTAGTGTTGTCATCACCTCTTCTTACAAGTAGTGTAAAGGTACCAGTAGAACTATCTACATTTGTGACTTCCCATCTTAGGTTATCAGAAGTACCGTTTGTAAGTGAACCATCACTATTAGATGAGCCTGAACTATTTTGAATAGATCCTTTTGCAAGTGTTGCTAAAGTAAAAGGAGCATCACCAGCGTCTGCTGATACAACTGCTGTGTTTGATGCAGCACTAAATGATCCAGATACAACTCTGGATACTAATACTGAATTACCTCCTTGGTTAAAGTAGGATTTTACAGCAAGTGAAGTTAAGAATTCATATTTGTTTGAACCTGATTCAAAAGTGGTACCAAAGATTCTTTGATACTGACCGTAAGAAGTTACTAGTGTAGGTTCTTCTACTGGTCCTTTAACTGCTGGTCCAATAATAGCAGCCCCAGCTTCCACAGGAGCAGGTGCTATAAATGAAATGTCATTCTCTCTTGCTAATACGCCTGGGGAGATTAATGTTTCTGCCATGTTATTTTAAGTTAAATTATTTAGTCTATAATAAATATAAGTAGAGAATCGAAACCAGTTGTTGTTTAAACATTTCTTCTACGATAATAAATATGAAAAAATTTACGTAAAACAGTGAATGGTGTTAGTCTAAATTATTTTAGTCCAGTTTCCTGCAGATTGTTTAGCTTTTTTCAAAATATCTGGTTTATATTCACCTAACTCCCATCCTTCCATACCACCGGGAGTAACCTTAATATCGGGAATAGTTTCGTCTACCTCAATAGAATCGTACCAATCTGCTAGCATAGGAAAGGTTTTTTTAAAATCTTTACCTCTACGTTTATCATACTGTACATAAAAAGATTTAAAATCGTGGAAATGTTTATCTTTATCGTTTTCTGCTCTGGCATGTCCTTGATCAACTACATCTATATAGTCTATTACTCTTTGAGTTTGAGAAATTTCATGTTCTAATAGTAAACCAGAATCTCTATGCTTATCTAACCACTTTTGTATTTTTTCTCTTGCTTGCAGTTTAACATCGTTTGGTAGGTTAAGAGGGGACATAAATGCTGGCCATCTTAAGAAATTTAAATCCATAGTAGGCATATTTTTACCATACTTCTTTTTTAACTCCATCATATCATCCATAAACTCCGTAATAGACATTAAAGAAAGACCTGTTACTGTCATCATAACTACTATTTGTCTGATGTTAGCCTCTTCAATCATTCTTATAACATTACTTCTCCATTTATCGTAAACCATCCCATCTCTTAGGTAGTCAGCATGAGGACCGTATGATTCGTTAGATGTGTAAATATCATATGAACCTAACTCTAATACATTAGTAGTTTCAATTAATTTATCAATTAAATCATCTTTTACTCCTAAGTTAGAGTTTACTGATAAATTTAAATGAGGAACAGGTTCATGTCTTATTAAATCTAAGAATTTCCAAAAACTAGGACTTGTAGAAGGTTCTCCTCCAGTAATTCTTAGAGTTTGTAAATCTTTTGATAAATCTGGCCACCATTTTAAAAAAGCATCTACATAAGGGTTTTTATCTAAGTACTTATTTTCTGGGTCAGCCCAAGAACCGTTTTGCTGATAAGCACCAGCTGTGAGAGTTTTAAACTTCTGGTATGGGCCGTTCTTATCTATGTCTTTACCCCATGTAGTAGAATATGTAGGGTTACAGTAAGAACATGCAAAATTACATGATCTATCAAAAGATAGTTCAACTGTTCGTAGATTAACATTAGCATCCCACGGTGTATCCGGTAAAGCTTTAATATCTTCAGTTTTGTACTCCATACTTCGGTACACTCTATCAGATACATTGTTACGTCCGATATCCTCTACCTTCCAACAGTATGAACATTCTGCAGGTCTTTTACCCTCAAGCATCATTTTACGCATTTTTTTCTTATGCTTGGTATTGTGAAGTGCTGAAGGATTGTCTTTTAACTCTTCTACATCGATAGGATGAGGTAGAGGTAAAAAACAAGAACGTGTAAACCCACTTCCTAAGTCTATTGTGGCATTATACCACTTTGCTGCACAAAATGCATGGTTAACTGAATTGAGATTTTTTTCTCTCCAATCTATGTATCTGTCTGACATAACTTTTATATTTCTAAATTGTGTATTATACTAGTGTCGTTAGGTAGTCTATTATATTCTTTTAAAAACTCTTTATACTCCACATGGTTTGGGTTACTGATATCTACATGTTTGAATTCTTCTTGTGTGTATGTACCCCAATTTGCTACCCTGTTATAAAAAACAGATAGTAATTTGTTAGTGTCTGTAAAAATACTTTTAGCTAAATCATAGAACATTTTCATTTCTCTAAAATTGTCATACTGCACTACAAATGATAACTTTACTTCTTTTAAATGTTCTAACTTGTTAATATAGTGTAAATTGTCTATAATGGTATCCCACTCTCCACCAAGCCTGGTTTTATTTTCATAAGTATCCCTAGTTGCTGCATCAACAGAGATTTCACAGGTTTTAACTAAATGGTGAATATTTTTCATACGTTCCCAATTAGACTTATTCCATAAAGTACCGTTAGTGTGTAAATGTATACTTTTAAGATTAGGGTATTTAGATTTGTCAAAATTCATTAACCACTTACGGAACGTTCGAGAAAAAAACGGATCACCAGAACCTGAGGTTCCTATATTTACTAACCCTTCTCCCATTTGTTCTTCAATATTACTTAAAAGTTGTTCTGTACGTTCTCTTTTTTCACCTTCATAGTTAATTTTTGTAGTTCTACAAGACGGGCATTGTAGGTTACAACTTTGATCAAAATTAAACTTAACATCCTTAATTGGAGAATCTACATACTCCTCTAAATTATTATTAAACTGACTTTTATGTAAAAAACCTCCAGATTTACCCTGTTTTAACCCGTTTAACTTAGGGCATTTATTTTCATTACAGTACTTATATGTCCCATCTATTATACTCTGTCTAACTTTGTTTGCCTTTTCCGAATACCAATTTTTTGCAATATCGTTGGGGTTACCTAAATTTTCAGGCAGCCATTGTGGACAACACATATACATGGTGTGGTCGAAAATCTCAGCAAAGTTAAACGGTTGGGTGCAAATCCAATCCTTTTTATCTAACGCTTGACTCATATTAAATCTTCATTACTGTGTGTTGTGTTTGGAATATAGTCTTTCTTTTCCCACCCTTCGTATCTATCTTCAAAGAAAGTTTCAGGATCGTCATAATTAGGTAAAGTAGCATGTAGTTCCTTAAACCAGTCATTATATTGAGGGTTAACTTCTAGGAAATTTTCTTTCCTACGTCTATCTAGAATTACAGTTTGTCTAAGAAACTCTCTTCTTGCTATTTGTATCTGCTGTAAATCACCCGGGTAGTCAGAGTATAAAAAACTAGTCCATGCATTATATACAAAATTTAAAAAACTATGTCTATACTCATTATCTTTATGTTTGTCAATGAACTCATTTAATATATCTAAAACCTGTTCTTTAAGTTCATCGGGTAGTATACGGATATCGTAACTGCTAGGTGAAGTTAAAAAGTTATTACATGTAATTCTTTCTTCAGGTATTCCTAAATCAAAAGCTGTTTGTAATAGCTCTGGTATATGAAATATATTTAAAGTGCTTAGTGTTGGTGCAATATGTACTTGCATGCCTTTATCAACACATGTCTTTACATTGTTATAAACTATATTCCACTTAGTACCGTTTCTAGCTACCTCTGCTAACTTACCTACTGCATCTAGTGACGCAAATAATTGAACAGCACCTTTAGGGTCATCTAAAAAAGGTTGCCATAGTTTCTCTAAGTCCCATTTTTTAAACTTTATATAACTGAAGTTAGTGTTGTACCTCAATCTAACATCTGTTCTTCCAGCAGCTATTAATTTTTCGAGAATTGTGTAATGTTCCTCCATTATTAAAGGTTCTCCACCAGCAAAATAAATTTCCTCTACTTCATGAATAAATTTATCAACATGTTTGAATATATCCTCTTTACTCTCAGTT